CAATGGAGCCAAAGCGGTTCATTACCCTTGATGTGTATTCGTGCAACCGGTTTGACAAAGGGATCATTCTACAGTATGCTAGAGAGTGCTTTGGGTTTGAGTGGCACGAAGAGCAATTCTTTGTACGCGGCAAGGGATACGGAGAAATCTGATGAGTAATGATCTTTCTTTTCTTGATTCGTATTGGGAATTCTGTGAGAAGTTTCCAAATAGGAGTGCGTCATCAGTTGCTTCTGGCAACCATCACTTTAATACATTGAACGAGTATCTTCTACAGGAGATCGCTTCTCATGGAATTTCAGAATACTCCATAAAGATGCGATACAGAATCAAAAAAAGATGGGATTTGTGTTTTATAGACAAGAAAGTTCTCATAGAGTACAAATCTATGTCTGATCGGGACAATCGTTGGCTCAATATTGGAAAAAATGCCTACAACATGATTGAAAAAGCAATTGGAAACGCTGTAGATACAAAAAATGCTAATCCCGATTTTAAGTTGGGATACATATATGTTTTTTTCCTCAGAGACAGGTCAAACCTGCTGAAGCACAAGAAAAAAATGAATGAACTATTGACTGCATTTGAAAGAATGGTGGACGATGGTATCTACGACTTCTTCTGCCCTATCATCTCTTTTGGAAAAAATGACCATATGGAAATGTCAAATCATTACACACTCAATCGTTTCTTGTTTGCCATCAAAGATATCAAAGTAAAAACAGATACTCCATTTAATGATTGTCTTCAGGAGTCAATATCGTGAACACACACCGCATCATTCTTGGCGATTGTATTGTAGGCATGAAGACTCTGCCTGATGGCTGTGTCCATACCATCATTACATCCCCCCCGTACTACGGGTTGCGTGACTACGACGGAGGAGACGCAGAAATCGGCGGTGAAGAAACCCCCGAGCAGTATGTGCAGAAGATGGTGGAGGTGTTCCGTGAGGCTCGTCGCATTCTGCGAGACGACGGAACCCTGTGGCTGAATCTTGGTGACTCGTATGCCACCACAAGCGGAGGCATGGAGCAGTTGCGTAAGATGGGTGGAGACACCCCTGCATACGGCAAGATCAAGTACGCTGACGGCTACAAGGGCGTGTCCCAAAAGGGCAAGGCAGGAGCCAAGCGTGAAGGGCTAAAGCACAAGGATTTAATTGGCATTCCGTGGCGGGTTGCTCTTGCACTCCAAGCAGACGGGTGGTATCTGCGTCAAGACATTATTTGGAACAAACCCAACCCCATGCCTGAAAGCGTAACAGACAGGTGTACTCGTTCGCATGAGTACATTTTCATGTTGACCAAGCAGCCCAAGTACTACTACGATCACGAAGCAGTCAAGGAAGCCGCTGTGGGCAAGCCTCACGCACCGGGCAACAAGAACCGCACACAACCCGAAGACAAGGGTGCTCGTGATCCTGCACTTGAACCTGACCGCGTGTGGGCAGCAGACGGCAAGCGAAACAAGCGTTCGGTGTGGACGGTGACAACCAAGGCGTACAAGGGAGCACACTTCGCTACCTACCCGAAGGACTTGATTGAGCCGTGTGTACTTGCTGGTTGTCCTGCCGGTGGTACGGTGTTTGATCCGTTCACAGGCAGCGGTACAACGGCGGTGGTGGCTCTTACTCACGGGCGAAACTATATCGGCACAGAACTCAACCCTGAATATGTGAAACTAGCGGAAGCACGAATTGCTGAAGAAGTCCCGAATACTTTAGAAGGAATGCTGCAATGAAAAAGAAATTAAAGCCAATTGGAAAATGGGTACTAGTCGCAACCAAACTCGGCGGACAGAAGACCACCGAAGCAGGAATCATTTATACTGAAAAGGTTACTTGTAAAATGGTTTGGGGAGAGGTTGTGGATATTGGTCCCGATCTGACCGAGGACATTAAAATAGGCGACAAGGTGATGTGGGACTTGACAAAGAACCTTGGTCGCGGGTATGATGGCAAGGACTTGGTTCATCAGGACTGGATCGCAATGGTGGAGAGATAATGGACTTCTATACAAGCGTTGATCTTCGTGGCAAGAATGTGCTGTATCGCGGATGGCGAAACGGGTGTCGTGTACACGAAGCCATTCCGTTCTGCCCAACGCTGTACATCAAATCCAAAGAACCCACAGGACTCACAACCATCTACGGCACTCCTGTTGAACCTGTTCAGTTTGACACGGTTCACGAGGCTCGTGAGTTCATTGACCAATACAAGGATGTAAGCAACTTTGAGATATACGGCAATACCAGTTTCGTATATCAGTACTTGTATAGGGAGTTTCCACACGAAGTGGACTACGATTTCTCCCGTCTGCGTGTGGCGTACCTAGACATTGAGACTTCGTGCGACGGTGGTTTCCCGTCTCCTGATTCGCCAACCGAACGCATTATTGCCATTACTCTGACTGTGGGCAGCAAGACCTATGTGCTTGGGCTTGGGGACTTCACGCTCCAAGGCGTGGAAGCCGAATGCTTTACAGACGAGGAAGCCCTGCTCCGACGCTTCGTGGAGATTTGGAAGCACGAAGATCCTGACATTGTGACAGGGTGGAACATCCGCTTCTTTGATATTCCGTACATGGTGGCTCGCATGAATGCCATCGCGGACGAGTGGGCTAATGCCTTGTCCCCGTGGGGGCGGTTGCGTGAAACCACCGTGAACCGAATGGGACGCGATCAACGGGTGTTCACCATTGCAGGCGTGTCTGTGCTTGACTACTTGGAACTGTACATGAAGTTCACCTATGTGAAGCAGGAGTCGTATTCTCTCAATCATATCTGTTCGGTAGAGTTGGGCGAGGAAAAGGTTTCGTATAGCGAATACGACACACTTCAGGAGTTCTACACACAGAACTTTCAAAAGTTCATGGAGTACAACTACAAGGATGTGGAACTGGTTGCCAAACTGGAAGAGAAACTGAAACTGCTTGATCTAGCCGTAGCCCTTGCGTATTCGGCTCGTGTGAACTTTGAGGATGTGTTTTCTCAAGTCCGTACATGGGATGCCATCATCCACCATCACCTGATGAACAAGGGCATGGTGGTTCCGCAGAAGCGTGAAGCAGAGAAGAAGGAGCAGTACGCGGGTGCGTATGTGAAAGACCCGCTGGTGGGAATGCACGATTGGGTGGTGAGTTTCGACTTGAACTCCCTGTATCCCCACCTTATCATGCAGTACAATATTTCGCCTGAAACCAAAGACCCCAATCCTGTATGGAAGCGGAACCTTATTTCTCCTGACTCCATCTTGAGCAGGAATCGTGGCGAGCCTGTTACCACATTCATTGATCCTGCGGAGTATTTGAATGACGGCAAGAGAAGCAACCTGTCTATTGCTGCCAACGGCGTAGCGTTCCGAAAAGACCGTCACGGCTTCCTGCCTGAACTCATGGAAAAGATGTACGAGGAACGCAAGCGGTTCAAGGGGCTGATGTTGGACAAGCAGAAGGAGTTGGAAGCACTTCCCGCTGACGCTCCCCCAAGCAAGCGAAAAGCCATTGAATACGACATCTCCAAGTACAAGAACTTTCAGATGGTGCGAAAGATTCAGTTGAACTCCGCATACGGAGCCATCGGCAACGAATACTTCCGTTTCTTTGATGTGGCACTTGCAGAGGCTATCACCCTGTCAGGGCAGTTGAGTATTCAATGGATTGGCGAAGCACTCAACAGGTATCTGAACAAGATATTCAAGACCGAAGGGCAGGACTATGTGATTGCAAGCGACACCGACTCTGTGTATCTGCGGTTGGGTGAAGCAGTCAAGCAGTCGTTCAAGGGCGATCACGATCCTGAAAAGGTTGTGGATTTCTTGGACAAGTTCTGTGAGCGATTGATTCAACCGTTCATTGACAAGGAGTTTGCTCTGCTTGCCAATGTGATGAATGCGTATGCCAACAAGATGTTCATGGGACGAGAAGTGATTGCACAGAAGGGCGTGTGGACTGCCAAGAAGCGATACATGCTTTCGGTGTGGAACAGCGAAGGCGTTCAATACAAGACTCCCAAGTTCAAAATCATGGGCATTGAAACCACTCGTTCCAGCACTCCTGCGTGGGTGCGTAAAGTTCTAAAGAAATCCATTGAAATGGTGCTGCTAAAGGACGAGGCTACTCTACAGGCATTTGTGAAATCAACCCGTGAAGAATTCAAAGCCCTGCCTCCTGAATCAATGGCATTCCCGCGATCAGTAAACGGAATGTCTGAATATCGTGACCCCCAAGCGGTATATCGCAAATCCACACCTATTGCGGTCAAGGCAGCACTGCTCCACAACCACTTGGTGCGGGGCAAGAAGTTAAATAAGAAGTACAGGATTATTGGCGAGGGAGAAAAGATTAAGTTCATCTATTTGCGAACTCCCAATCCGCTGCACGAGCATGTGATTGGTTTCACAACCACTCTGCCTCAAGAATTTGAACTTCACAAATATGTGGATTGGGAAATGCAATTTGATAAAGCATTTCTTGAACCGCTCCGCAGTATTACAAATGCTGTGGGATGGAAAACAGAGTATGAGAATACTTTAGAGTCACTTTTCGTTTGAGTTGAGCATAGATACAGTAACCCCTTACAATGGAGATTTGAAAATGGCAACACTAATTTTGAAGATGCGTAGTGGCGAAGAGATTATTGCAAAGGTGACTGAAAAGTTCACAGGTGAGAATGTTAGTGGATATCACCTAAAGAATCCGTGCATGATTATTCCTGTTCCCGGTCGTGGTGGTCAGGGCCCAAGCCTTGCCATCGTGCCGTGGATGGCTTCGGTCAAGCAGGATCAGGGCTTTGAGATTCCCAAGGATGCCGTTCTGTTTACAGCAGAACCAATGGACGATCTAGCCAACGAGTACAGCAGTGCTTTTGGTTCAGGACTCGTCGTGCCTAGCAAGGAGATGGCGGTTCCGTCGCTCAAGTTGACTACTTGAGATGGCAATTCTTGAATTAAATAAGCAGTACATTTGCAACCTCCTTCGTGAGAGGAAGGAGTGGTTGCAAAATGAAGTAAAGAGATTGATGCTTGACAAAGCGTCGTCTTCGGTTATGATTGAGCAGTACATCCGTGAGATGGAAACCATTGACACACAGCGAAAGGCATTAGGCAAATGAATCTAAAGGACATTCTGAAGGCATCGGGAAACAAGTACGGCAAGATTGCTATTGAAGGTCTAGACGGCAGCGATACCCAATCGTACATCTCCACAGGATCGTATTCGTTCAACGCTCTTGTGAGTGGTTCTCTGTACGGCGGTCTGCCTGACAACAAGATTATTGCACTTGCAGGCGAGCAAGCCACAGGCAAGACCTACTTTGCACTCAATGTGGTTCGTGAGTTCCTGAATGCAGACGAGAAGAACATGGTTCTGTACTTTGATTCCGAGCAAGCGATTACAAGCGAGATGTTGGATTCTCGTGGCATTGATCGGCAGCGGGTTGCGGTTCTACCTGTTGCAACCGTTGAAGAGTTCCGCCACCAGTGCATTTCGGCTATTGACAAGTACTTGGAAACCGATGAAGCCAAGCGTCCTCGCATGATGATTGTGTTGGACTCGTTGGGCATGTTGAGCACCGAAAAGGAAATGAACGACACCGCAGAAGGCAAGAACACCCGTGACATGACCCGTGCACAGGTTGTGAAGGCTGCTTTTCGCGTCCTTACCATCAAGTTGGGACACGCTCGCATTCCCATGATTATGACCAACCACACCTACGATGTGGTGGGTGCGTATGTGCCAACCAAGGAGATGGGTGGCGGTGCAGGGCTAAAGTACGCTGCGTCCACCATCATCTACCTGTCCAAGAAGAAGGACAAGGTGGACAACGAGGTTGTGGGCAACATCATTCATTGCAAGACCTACAAGAGTCGCAAGACCAAGGAAAACAAGATGGTGGATGTCCAGTTGAACTTTGACACAGGGCTGAATCCGTATTACGGGCTGTTGGATATTGCCATCAAGTACGATATCTTCAAGAAGGTGTCTACCAAGGTGGATGTGGGCGGTGGAAAGACTGCGTTTGAGTCTCAAATCATCAAGAACCCTGAAAAGTATTTCACTAAAGAAGTCATGGATCGTCTTGAGGTTGCTGTGCAGAAGGAGTTCTGTTACGGCAAGGACGAACCTGTTCCGAGTGAGGCAACTGAATCGGAGGAATAAATGAGCACGATTGAACAGACAGTTATTGCAGGACTCCTAAACAACGACGAGTTCTGCAAGAAGGCTGTGCCATTTCTTCAGGAAGAGTATTTCGCCAATCGTCCTGATCGTGCGGTGTTCCGTGAGATCAAGGGATTCATTGAGAAGTATAAGGGGGTTCCCTCCAAGGAAGCCCTCCTTATCTCTTTGGAAGGCGACAAGGCTCTCACCGAAGACGAGATCAAGCGGTGCAGGGAAACGGTGGACGCTGTGTGTCGTGGCGAGAAGCAGGATACCCAATGGCTGTTGGACACTACAGAAAAGTTCTGCAAGGACAAAGCCATTTACAATGCAATTCTTGAATCCATCCATATCATTGACGGCAAGGACAAGGTGCGAACCCCCAATGCCTTGCCTGACATTTTGAGCAAGGCACTCGCAGTTTCGTTTGATACAAATATTGGTCACGATTACCTTGAGAACTACGAGTCCCGATACGAAGTGCTCCACCGTGAAGAGGACAAGATTCCGTTTGACTTGGAGATGTTCAATCTTATCACCAAGGGCGGTGTGGCTCCCAAGACTTTTAATGTGATTATGGCAGGCACAGGTGTGGGTAAGTCCCTGTTCATGTGCCACCATGCTGCGTGTTGCCTCATGCAGAACAAGAATGTGCTGTATATCACGCTGGAAATGGCTGAAGAGCGTATTGCAGAACGCATTGACGCAAACATCATGGACATCACAATGGACGAACTCCATGACCTGCCGTTGGAGATGTACGAGAAGCGGTTGCAAGCGTCTACTCGTGGTGTGAACGGCAAACTCATCATCAAGGAGTATCCCACTTCGGTGGCTAATGCCAACCACTTCCGTGTGCTCATGGACGAACTCAAACTAAAGAAAGGCTTTGTGCCTGATATTGTGTTTGTGGATTACATCAACATCTGCTCGTCGGCTCGTCTCAAGAGCGGTGGCAACAATGTGAACTCTTACAGTTACATCAAGGCTATTGCGGAGGAGTTGCGTGGGCTTGCGATGGAACGGAATGTGCCCCTGTTCACAGCCACACAGGTGAACCGTTCAGGATACTCGTCCACCGATGTGGAACTCACCGATACTTCAGAGTCGTTTGGTCTGCCCCATACCGCAGACTTCATGGCAGCACTCATCACAACTGAAGAATTGGAAAAGGCAGGACAGATTATGGTGAAGCAGTTGAAGAACCGCTACAACACCAAGGCTGCAAACAAGAAGTTTATTGTGGGCTTGAACTACGCCAAGATGAAATTCTATGATGTCAAGAAGGAAGAGTTTGAAGACCTGACCGATGCCAAGAGCACAGGCGAGGAA